TTTTGATTGAGACTCCCCTCTACGAATCAATTGAAGATTACATTGCCAAGACTGGTGCAAAACGATTTAAACTTACCAAGGCTGAGAAATCAGCAGGACTCACTAGAGAAGAAGCTGTAAAGCTTAGGACTAAATAAAGGATACTACTATGGTTATTAAGAATGAAGAAATGATTCGCGCTCACGCTCCTGCTGCTTTTGCTACGGAGCCTGAAAAGGGCCGTGTATCTGAGCGATACACTTTCCTCCCCACTACCGACATCTTGGAGGTTCTTCAAGAAGAGGGCTGGACTTGCACTTCCGCAGAGCAGGTTAGTTCTCGCTCTTGGAGCAAGACTCACGGTAGGCATATGCTTCGTCTTCGTCATGAAGACCTGCAACAAAAAGATTTTGGAGTCGGTGATAGCATCCCTGAGATGGTTCTCATCAACTGCCATAACGGACTTGGAGGTTATGTCCTCCAGGGAGGTATCTTCCGCTTGGTCTGCTCTAACGGTATGGTGATTGCTGAAGAGGACTTCGGTAGAATCCAACAGCGTCACATCGGCTTTGAGCCTGCTGTCGTTGTAGAAGCCTCTCGACAGCTTATCCTGAACTCTTCTAAGATTGCTGATAAGATTGATAGCTGGCAGAATACTGAGATGACTGAGCGTAGCCGTAAGGACTTCTTCACCGATGCTGCACAGCTTCGTTTCGAGAACCCTAATGATGGTCTGATTCAAGATGTTGCTACTCCGCGCCGTGAGGCTGACCGAGGTACTGATCTCTGGTCCTCCTTTAACGTCAGTCAAGAGAATCTTGTTCGGGGTGGATTCCGTAACAGTGCTACGAACCGTATGGTTAGGAAAATTACTAACATTCAGAAGAGTGTTAGCCTTAACCAAGACCTCTGGGAGCTTGCAAGCAACTACGCACTTAATTAATTCTTGAACTCCTGCCTAAAAGTAGCTACATACTTTTAGGCAGGAGCCGATTGCGGTTATTATGCGTGGAAAATACGGATTTAGAGAACCTTTAATGATGGACGAAGAGGGGCTTTATATAACAGCCGCTCAGATGCAGTTTTTCCTTAACAGGAGAGATGGTCAAAAGAAATTTGAATCTTGTAGTGTTGAGTTTTTAAATTACTATAGAAATAGTTGTTTATACAATCTTGTTTATGATTTGATGGAACAGGATTCCTCCTGTGCTACGATGTACTGGGATCATGAAAACAATACATTATCTCTGTCCTTCCCTTGGAAGGGTATTGTAGCTGATACTCTTGCAAATGTTTCCTACGGTGGAGCCGAAGAGTATGATAGTTATGATGATGATGAACCTGATGAAGACCCTTTCAACCTTTTTTAATTATGGCACACACTAACAAAGATAACACTGATTCTGTTGAGTCCAAAGTGCTTAAAGGCAAGAAGAATAAGAATAATAGAAGGATCCAACAAGGGTACTCTAGACTCTCCTATAATAGTGTAAGGGATAGCTCTTTTGACCTAGATGACCTAGATCATTTAGACGAAGACGAGTTTGAAAAATTCACTAAATATGGAAAACGTTAACGTACTAAACTGCGAACCGACTATCATTGAAGCATCTAACGCCCTTAGCGCCAGAACAGCAACTACTCTAATTGAGCTTGTTGATAAGCTAGGAGTTTTAGTAGATGATTTAGAGGGTAGTCGATGTATCCAGTACCAGATAGCCAACCCCTACAACAAGCTAAAGAGTAAAGAGGACTTCGTAACAGAGAGACTTAATGCTGTCCTTCCTGATCTCTTTAGCTTAGGGGAAAGCTGCCTACGGCATGTTGCTTGGAACTTTGGTAATTCTCCATTTACTGAGCCCTTAGGACATCTTGGTTTTTGGGTGCGTAAGCATGAGAAGGGAATGGGGACTGACGCTTGTAGTGCATGGGAGCGTAAGCAAACCAAACCTCTTATTGTAGCGACCTCCTACGTCCTCCTAAGCCCTGCTTTTGAAGGAGGAGAGACTAGACTCCTAGACTCTCAAGGAGGCTCAGAGGCAATACAGACCCGCTCAGCCCTCGGTGTTACCACTTGGGGAGGGTTCACGCGGTACAAAGAGAGTCCTGTCACCGATGGCGCAAAGTACTCTCTTTTAATTCACTATACAGGAACATTAACATGAGTTGGATATGGGGTGAGAAGAAGAAAGAACCGGAAAAGACTAAACTTGAGTTCACAACGAATAGCGCAGAGAGACATCTTATTAAAAGAACAGTAAAGGTTCAGGTGGAGTTCCAAGTGGAGTATCCTATGAGCGTTGATATTGTACAAGCATTTAGGGAAATACATGCAACGTTTGAGACTCCTATGGGGGTTGAAATCAAAGACGCACACATGGATCGTATTGAGATTTTAGGGGGATCAAATGTTTGATCCAGACGAGCCACTACCTTGGGATCCCTGCGGTTTATCGCTATCATATGCTGAATGGGAATACTTAGTTTCTTGGTATATTCAAAAAAGTAATCCGATTGACCTAGATAATAAGGAGAATACATTATGGCATACGAACCAAAAAACCCCCACCTAAGCCCGAATAGGGTTCAGAAGATATCTAAAGACCTTATTACTGATTGCAAGAAAGACCGAGAGCTTGCTTTTGAATCCTACAAGTATTTTAAAGCACAAGCTGAAGAAAACCCTCAAGACAACACAGCTAAGGGATTGATGGTAGATTGCCTAAAAGTTATGCAGTCTTCCAAGAATAATGTAGTAAAGATTTTAAACCTAATTGTAAAGATGGAAGATTCTGTTTCTGCTAACTCTGAGTTAGGGAAAACAACTGCTTCTAAAGGACCACTAAACACAGCATTTCACGATCTAAGCAAGCTGCTAAATGACTAAAAAAGTATACCGTGTTATCTCTAGGGAATTAAACCAAGTTATTTCCATTAAAGGATTCTCCGTCTCTCAAGAGAAATCCTTCTACGAAACACTAAGACATAAAATTGCAAAAGGCGATTGCACTCACATAGAAGACTATAAAGCTATTATAGTTAACAAGTTCTTAGTAGACGTAGATAAGTTCTTTGATGAAGCAGGGGAAGAACACAGTATGGAAGATATTTTAGACTCTGTTTATGAGTCTATTATATCTATCTTCCCTGCATACGCTTTAGATTTCGTCTGTGCCGACTTGAACTCTGAGACATTCCTGGGGGATGAGGAGAGAAAGATCCTTGATAGTATCAAAGCACAGATCACTAGTAAGCATATACAAAAGGAATATAGTAGTGTTTCATTGTCCTCCTTAGAGGACATAAATAACTTGCAGGAGTACCTTGAGGATAACATCATTGGGCAGAGGGAAGCAATTACCTCTTTAGTAAAATCCCTAAAGCTCATGGCTACTGGCTTGGCCGAACACTCTTCCTTTCTATTTGTTGGACCTACAGGAGTAGGGAAGACTCAGGTAGGAAAGCTCCTGGGAGAGAAGTTTAGCGGTAACTTCTTTAAGGTAAACTGTGCTGAGTATGCTGGAGGACATGAGTACGCCAAGCTCATCGGATCTCCCCCAGGGTATATTGGACACAGTGATAAGAGTTTGCTTGCAGAGAAAGCAGAAGAATCTAATTCTTGGGTCTTCTTGTTTGATGAGATTGAGAAGGCTCATCATAAGCTATATGATTTCTTGCTTTCTCTCTTGGACGATGGCACATGCACAGATAACATGGGGAAGACTCTAGACTTTAGCCAGTCTATTTTCATCTTTACTTCTAACCAAGGTGTAGGCGATATTAATAGAGATCCTGTTGGCTTTGGGAAAGCTCCCGAAGTCTCTAGGGACGTAACAGAGGAAGTTATCCTTGCGTCAGTTAAGAAGCACTTCAAGCCTGAGTTCCTAAATAGGCTTGATGAGATTGTGCCTTTCAGTCACCTAACCAAAGAGCAGGTTGCAGAGATTGTACGCTTGCAATTAGAGGAACTGCCTATTAGGATTACTGATCCTCTGGTTAAGTTCATCGTTTCCTTAGGATACTCATCAGAGTACGGGGCTAGACATATTGCACGCTTTATTAAAAACAATATTTCTGATAAGATTGCTGATGCGATTCTCAATAAGCAAGTTCCTAAGAAGGACGGAGGATACTATACCCCTAGAATCTCCAACGGCAAAGTAATGATTATTGATACAAAGAAGTATAACACTTCATCGGTGTAATAATTTCTTAGACGCGAACGCAACTGGTAAAGCGGGGATTCTTATAAAATTCTGATACTGGGTCCGATTCCCAGCGCGTCCACCAATAGAAAACTCAGTTTAAATTATAAAACAAAGTGTATCTTCTCTATATACAGTATGAGTAAATACACAAAAACTATAGTTTCGTTTGAGTTTGCATGTGCTTTATGCACTAAACCTTTTATCGCTAATAGCGGTAATCATAAGTATTGTTCAAAAAGCTGTGAGCAGAGCTTCAATAGAAGGAACAGAGGATGTGAGTGTCCTGGTTGTGGTAACATAAAACACCGTACATCCTCTCCTAACACTTTATGCCCTGATTGTAAAACAAAGGAACTAAAGAAGTTAACTATTAAAGAATATTTGGATAGAGTATCTGCTAGGGGCGGGGCTCAAAATAAGCTAGCTGCCATGAGAGGGCTAGGAAGATCTTGGAATAAGCAGATTTTACTTGAACCTTGTGCCCATTGCGGGTATAATAAGCATGTGCAGTTGGCCCATAAGAGGCCCTTGACAGACTTTCCTGATACTGCACTACTAGAAGAAGTACACTCCCCTGATAATGTTATTGCACTTTGCCCTAACTGTCATTGGGAGTTTGACCATCCGAAAGAATAAACTATGAATGAAACTAATGAAAAATATCTAGCTCGTATGCTAGAAGGCGCAGAGCAGGGTTTGGCACAGATGGCTCAAGCAGAAGAGCAACTAGCTCAACAACTAGAAAGTATTGAAGCTCAAAAAGCAGAGATGGTTACTGCTGTTGAAGAGCTTAAAGAACTCCTCGGTATTGAGGATGAAGAGGAAGCTCCTACTCTTGCTCTCGTAGAAGATGCAGAAGAAGAGCTTACAGGCGCAGAAGTTGAATAAATCTAAGCGAAAGGTCTTCGGATACTTCAGGACTGAAACTAAGGCTCAGGCCTACATGGAACACATGGAGAAGTTTCACCTGAAGCAGAAGAATACCTATTCTTTCTTTACCACTAAACGTAAGCGACCCAAAAGCCATTTGAAGTCTTGGTTCGCTTACGCTCTTTATAATAAAACTATTCCGCAGTAGCTCAATTGGTAGATGCGCCACTCTGTTAAAGTGGATGTTCTAGGTTCAAGTCCTAGCTGCGGAGCCAAACTAGGGACGGTAGCCCAATCGGCAGAGGCAACAGACTTAAAATCTGTCAAGTGCGGGTTCAAGTCCCGCCCGTCCTACCACTAAAAAGCACCCATAGCTCAATTGGATAGAGCAACAGACTTCTAATCTGTAGGTTTCAGGTTCGATTCCTGATGGGTGTACCAAATAGAACTGTGATACGCAATATTAAAAAATGTAAAGGATGCGGAAAGATCCGCTCTGTGTTCAAGGACACAATCTTATGTGTTCCATGCTCTCGCCAATCAAAATGATTATCTGGAAAACATATCAAATCTCAACAGGTAGAGAAGTACTCTTTAATATGGTTCCTATGTGGGATGATATACAAAAAGCTTTTGAAGCAGATGAATATGATCCTGTTGATTACGAAACTCACTCCTTTGAGGTAATTGAACTATGAATACAATAAACCTTATTACTTTCGAAGAGAAGCATGGAAGTATTTCTTATGCGTATACTACTCCCGAAGGCTTACATGAAATATGTCTAGAAATCTTCACTAGACGTAATAAAGAGAATTGGTATTGGACGGGCCAAGATGATACGGAACAAGCGGAATGGTTTCGTAATGCTCTTGCTGGAGACTCTTTTGCTGCGTGTCGGTACATTGATTCACACGCGGATTGGGAGTATGAAGGCTTTAGTACCCAGCATAATGTAAAGGTTTATGAATGAAATATCAATGCTCAAACTGTAAAAAAGGTTTTACGAGCGATAAGCCTAAGACCACTTGGATCCAAAAAGGTAGAGCGTTTGAAGCAACCTACACATGCGAGAAATGTAAATGAACTTCGTTACCTATCTTAAAACTGTAGCAGCTATTACTGCACTGAGTATTGTATTTTTTGCCCTGCCTCTGACTATAATGGATAGTGATGTAGGGTTCGGATATATCGCAGGGATCCCTCCTCAGTTATTTGTGACCCTTACTTGGATCGCTGGTTGGGAGTATGCTCGTCGCAACTGTCCTGAGAAGGTTCTTGATTTTACTATCGGAGCTATGCCTATTAGGTTTTTGGTTGAGGTTGCATGGTTCTTACTGTTGACACAGATGGAAAATGTTAACATTGGCGTTGCGGTGGGATCAGCAATTATGCACTTCGCCCTCTTCACTATCCCACAGATCATGTGTATTAAAAATGGTAGCACAAGCTAGTCTAGACAAAACATACATGAACATGGCAGAGGAGCTAGCCCTTTTGTCATACGCTAAACGCAAACAGGTAGGGTGCCTCGTAGTAAAAGACACTCAAATAATCTCAGAAGGAATAAATGGAACGCCACAGAACTTTAGTAATGCCTGCGAATATTACAATTACCATCGCCAGGAATTCGTCACTAAGAGCGAAGTTCTTCATGCGGAGTCTAATGCTATTGCAAAGCTTGCTAGATCCACAAATTCTTCTTTGGGTAGTACTTTATATGTTACCTCATGTCCTTGTTTCGATTGCAGTAAACTCATAATCCAGGCAGGAATCGTTAGAGTAGTGTATAGGGAAGAGTACCAAAACAACGGGCTAGACCTCCTAGAATTAGCAGGGATTTCCTATGAACAACTTAGCTGAGGTTGAGAAGCATTTAGAGAAGAGCATAGAAGAGTGTGTACGCTTAATTAACTATGCACATAAGACTGACGCTGGTGATACTTTACTTGAGTTTGCCAGAGGAGCTTACAAGGCATACACAGAAACATTAGAACTAGTGAAAGAGAATCAAGATGAGTAGTTGGCATTGTTGTAAGTGTGGGGAGTATACTGATCCGCAATACCTAGACTATGTTACTGGAGAGTGTGGGAATTGTCAGGATGGAGCACCTATGAAAGAAAACAAGTTCGAGAAGATTGGACGAGACATTGGTAAAATAGTTGGAGAGAAGAACGCGGCTTATGGTAATAGTTTTGGTCGCGCTGGTGACTGTCTTAAGCAGATGTACCCAGATGGTATTAGACCAGACCAGTACGAGTCTTTGCTTACTATTACCAGAGTCCTCGATAAACTCTTTAGGATAGCCAAGGATGAAGATGCTTTTGGTGAATCTCCTTGGATGGATATTGCGGGCTACTCAATTCTAGCTGTAAATAATAAGACTCCTAAGCCTGAGGAGCCTGCTCAGTTGCTAACAGAACAACAATTGTACGACCCTTACCTTTAATTAATAATTCCTAGAAATCCTTTGACAATTGCCCTTGAGTGTGGTATACTAGGCGTATGTTCAAACGAGACATAGAAGAGTGGCTGCGGATCTTTGCGGAGGTCGAGGCAGGTTACCCCGAGGCTATAGAACCTTATACTGTGAGGGCTGCCAGAATGGCAGAATTTGCCAAGGAAATTTTTGAGGATATACTAAACATTCCCGAAGAGGAACAGGGCGAGACTGAATATGCGCTCAGAAAAGGAGACAAATAATGGATATTAATAAAGATCTTTTTGAGGTAGATCCTGACGAGTATGTAGAACTCCGTCAACTAATGGTTGAAAAGCTTGTTGATGTAGAACTAGACGCCCCTAATGGAGTATTAATGACGCTTTTGCAAGATCTTGTTTCTGAAATGTATACCAACATGGATGATGATAGTTTGCAATCTCACTTTGATACTATTACGATGAAGGAGAGCTAATGGGATTTTTTAGCTGGCAATGCAAAGTGTGTGATGAGTCTATTAAGGCTCCGTATGATATTCCTAAGAGCATGGCATTTCAGAATGAGTGCGTAGTTATCGAGCATGTTAATTACGCAGCTAAAGTGTTCATTGGGGAATATGATGGATATGGTAGGGTGGGGGATGAGCTTTGGGATTGGTCTGATGCTGAAAAAGAGCCTATCATGTATCACAAAAAGTGTTGGGAGAAGGCAGGAAAGCCCCTAGGGGACCTGACTCCCTCTATGTACGCGCCTGATCAGGGATTCTTCTACGAGGAAGGCCCACTAGGATGAAAGAGGTTAAAGTACAGCTAACACTCGAATGGACCTTTGATAATAAACAGTGGAAAGAGGAACAAAAACATATCCATGAGCTAGAGGAGGACGTTAAACAGATCTCAAGCTACGATATTATCAGTTCTCTCTTCTTTTTGAATGAGATGGCATACCCCGAAGTTAAAAAGTGTAAGGTAGCAAGCGTTTAATGATAACTGAGAAACAATTCTATAAGCTAGAGAAGAAGTACGGTAAACTCTTACACTCCATTAGCCATAGGATCTCTGGTGATAAAGCTATCGCCATGCATGATGACAACATGCAGGATTTGTGGGCACAGGTGCTAACAACTGTCGAAGCTTTTGCCCGCTTGAACAAGGAGGCTTACCCTGGTGGGTTCCCTGATTTCGAGGATACAGTCCACTTCAATAAATACTTGAAGACGAGCATGTGGCACCTTAAGAATAGTAAAGGTGCTAAGATAACCAAGAAGTTTGCTATCACTAGAAATACAGTCAGCATTGCAGAGCATGATGAGGTTCTACAAATCCCAGACCCCACCATTGCCTCTCCTGACACTGAGATATACCTAGGCGAGCTTCCTCACATGCTGACTGAGGAACAGACTAATCTAGTTAAGCTCATCGTGGAGGATCCTAAGTACATCAAGCCCTCTGGCAAGGCCAATGTTAATGCGTTGGCAAAAGAGCTAGGCAAGTCTTGGATGGAAGTGAGCGAGCTTCTAGCTGCTATTGGAACTAGGATTAAGAATCACCTATGAAGATTAAAGAGAACAGTGTGTACCTGAGTGGTGCTATTTCAGGACGAGATTGGAAAACAGCTAAAGGACATTTTAGGAGTATGCACTACTTGCTGGAAGATGAATATTCTACAAGCTGTAGAACTATAGCAATGAAGATTGTAAACCCTGCTTGCCTAGACGAACAAGAAACATGGGAAGACTACATGAAGATTCACATCCCAGCTATGATAGAGTGTGAAGCAGTTGTAATGCTTACAGGTTGGGAGACTAGCCGAGGAGCAGCACTGGAACGAATGATTGCACATGAGCTTAAGATGCCTATCTACTACGAAGAGGAACTGACATGGGACTGATTAGAAAACTACTGTATACTGCTTTTATTACTAAGGGTGATGTTGCCAAAGCTATTGAACTTGATGAGCTTAAGAAGCTTAACGAGAAAAAGAAATGAAAGCTGTACTTAAAATTGTTGTTGGTCTTCTTTTAGTAGGTGCGGCTCTTATCCTCCTCATGGAGACTCTGGGGTGTACTGTTGATAACACCTCTAACTCAAATGTAGAGGAAGAAGAGAAAGACCGTAAAAATGATCCTCCTCTTGTGGGTGATGAGTGTGATTTCATTGAATGGGAACCTAATGATGAGCTAGCCTCTGCACAATTTGTTGATGTGCTTCCTATTTTAGGTCCTAGGCTTATTTGTGGTGGATTAGACACGTTCCTGTCTCCTACTTTTGAGCTTAATAGTGAGTCCGACATATTCTTGTTTGATCTGTATCCCGCTTCTGAGGGTACAGTAACTATTCTAAATATGCATGTCCTTTTCAAGAACGATGATATAACCCCAAGGCTGTCTATATGGCAGACAGATGAAAAGGCTAAGGGTCCTGTCTTCCTTGATAGCTTCTATGGGGAAAACGGTAGCCTTCTTCTTTTGGATTACTTTATTGAATTTAACGAACTTAATAGCCATGACCTTATTTTTGTTATTGACCATGTAGGCAATCCTTCTGTAATAGTTCCTCCTGAAAGATATACGATTGAGTACTGGGTAAATTGAGCTAAGATACCTACATATACTAACAGAGGAATTATACCATGATTACTACTTCAGACGGTCTTAAAATTGACAGAGATGAGAACAGTTACGAGCTACATAACCCCACTGACCGCACCATTACCTTCAGGGGCCTCACGTTCCCCGCTG